TCCCGCAGGATGGATACGTTCCACTTCTTACCGCATTTCTTGCACTTTTCTACTTTGTGGGTCATCCTACTCACTCTCCTGAAGTTTCAGTGCTGCGATCTGAGCGTTCAGGTCGTTCACTCTCTTCTGGAGCTCTGCGATCCGCATCTCGCAGTACTTGATCCGGTCGATGTGATATGAGAGATCCTCTTTCAGGTACTCGAGAGTCCCCAGGGACTTATCCCTCTCCTGCCGGAGCTTCTCAATATTTGTCATCATTTCTCCTCCTCTCTCAATGCTTATCTTCGCCGGCGGCTATGATCTCGTCCATCGTCATTCCCAGGGTGTGGCAGATCGCAGCCATCTCATCAGCGAAAATCCGTCGTCTTCCGTTCAGGAGCTTAGAGAACACATCGGGCTTGATGCCACTTTTGTCGGCTACGGCGATGTTTTTCAAACCGCTCTCCTTTATCACGGCGATCAGGCCCTCCCGGAATCTCTGCTCATACATCCAATCACCTCCATTTCGTAATCAACATTTTGTTGTTTTCAATACCATAATAATCTTGTTTTTGTTGTGTGTCAAGCACTTTTTTATGCGTTTTGTTGATTATTTTGTTGACGAATTCGCAATTTTGTTGTACAGTATAGATGTACAAACACGGGAGGTAAAAACCATGTCGAAAGAAGAAATCGCCGCCAAATTAAAGGCCGCTAGACTGAAAAAAGGAATGGATCAATCTGAGGTTGCCGAATATCTCGGCACCACACCGCAAAAGGTAAGCAGTTTTGAGACAGGTAGAACACGGGTAGATGTAGATACGCTTGCGAGATTGTGCGAGCTGTATGGATTAGATATGAATTATGTTGCCGGATTACAAAGTAGACGCTCCGATGATGTTGAAGTGTATCTTGAGCTCTTGCACAAGGACCCAAGATACCGTGCTTTACTGGACAGCTCCTCTCGTCTGGATTCTGAGGCGCTGGATAATCTGGTGTCCTTCATCGAGAAGCTGACACCGGAGGACTAAGGGAAGATTTCTGGACACTTCCCGGACTAGAGTATTGAGCCATAAAAGGGGGGTGATCCGATGAATGAAGTCATCATAAGACTGGCCGACGGTCTGGATCCGCGGATAAAAGGTTTCGTTAAAGAGGACAGCAACGGAGACTATAACGTCTACATCAACAGTTGTCTCTGTGCAGAAGCGCAAAAGCAGACCTGTGAGCATGAGCTCCAGCATATATATTTGAAGCATCTCCAGTCTGATCGGCCGGTAATGGAGCTGGAAGAAGAAGCGAAAGGAGACAGTTATGAAAAAGTTTAACGGAAAGAGTTTTTTAATGGGATTGATCATCGGCGCCCTGGTATTTTCCAGTATTGCCGTAGCGTTTGCTGCGAATTACACCGCGAATCTTAAAGCGACATACCGGGATATCAAAGTATATGTGGATGATAAGAAAATAGACTACTACGCCTCCAACGGGGCCTACGCAGAGCCGTTCATCATTAACGGTACTACCTATGTACCGCTCCGGCTATTTTCTGAGAAGATCGATAAACCGGTCCTTTGGGAAGGTGAGACCAGCAGCATCTACATTGGAGAACATAAGCAGAACTATGCTATGGATTTCCCGACCCTGGTAAAAAGATGTGCGCTGGCAGAAGGTCTTTTCTTTGTGGACCCGTCAGATGAAATGAACACGATACTGGAACCCCAGTACAATCAGATAAAGATATACAGCGAGAACCCCTACTCTTATATCGTTTCTCTGCCGGTGAAAGTGACATGGACCGCAGACTGGGGAGAAGAACACAGCCTCGGATCTGACCTTTTCTGGGTGGATAAGAACACTGGAGCCACAAGATTTATCTGCGACGAATCTGATTTTGATCCCGACTATTTTGACGAAACGACAGGGGAATATTATATCGAATATTGATTTTAAGACTCGATTTTAGAGATAAAATCACGAAAACCCACTCAATAATGGCAAAAAGCCTCATTTCAAAGCATAAAAAGCACCGAACCCCTACAGAAATGCAGAGGCCCGGTGTGCTAAGAATAATTGAGCGAATATCTCTATCCGAGGTTTGACAGTTGGAAACCCCCGCTCCGAAAGCTACCAACCAAAGAGCGGGGACCCATAGAGTCTGCAAACCCATACTCACCACTTATATAGTATCATGCAGACTCCTTATATGACAAGTGGTATTTTTATTGCCCTAAGAAAGGAGTGATATTATGAAACGACCGAACGGATCCGGAGGCGTCCGGAAACTATCGGGAAAGAGAAGGAAGCCATATCAGGCAGTGATCACAGACGGCCTGAGGTGGGACGGAGCAAAGTTCGTGCAGAACCAGGTCTCCTTAGGCGTATACAAAACTAAGAAGGAAGCTCTCGAAGCACTGGCAGCCTACCAGCTGAACCCCACCGATCTGGAGGGCCGGGACCTGACATTTACTCAGGTGTATGACCTCATCAAAGAAGACTTCAAGGAATCCATGAAGATCCCCATGAGGACGGCCTTCAGACAGGTAGCTCCGGTGCTGGAGAAGAAACGCATCGGGGATATCCGGAAGAAGGACCTCGATCTGGTGGCCCAGCTCCTCGCTGAGAAGTCCGGCTCCAGCCAGAACAATGCTAAGCTTCTGATCAGCCGGATCTTCCGGTACGGGATGGAGAACGACTACATCCAGAAGGATTACTCCCAGTACATGGTCTTCCCTAAGACTGCACCGAAGAAAGAGAAAAAGGCATTCGCTCCGGAAGAGATCCGGCAGCTTCTTCAGCTGGATGAATACTTCCCTGTGATGCTCTACACCGGCATGAGGCCGTCGGAACTGGTCGAGATGAAGAGCGAATCTGTCTACGAGGAGAACGGGATCCTGTGCTTCCATGTGGAGCATTCTAAAACGAAAGCCGGCATCCGCACCATCCCGGTCCACTCTCAGATCATGGACCTGCTGACGCTGGATAAGGAGTACGCAGTGACGCCCCACCGGTCTTACAATAAGGTCAGTTATGATTTCAAGGCTTTCCTTGACAATTCTGATTTCGAACCCGGCCACTCCCTCCATGATCTCCGGAGGACCTTCTCCACTTATGCCAAGAGCTGCGGTATGGATGAATTCAGCCGGAGGGCCTTGATGGGTCATGCACAGCAGGGGATCACTGATCTGGTGTATACCGACGCCCTGGTCCCGGACCTTAAAAAAGAGATAGAAAAACTTCACTACGCTGAAGTGTAACTTACGGAAAAGCCAAAATCGTATGTTACGCTGAAAAACTGTAACATACTGAGTAACTTACCGCCCTGTTTTTCAAAGAACCCTAAAAATCAAACACGTTGAATTTTCAACGATTTCCGCATGGTTGAGCCATCCATTTGTTAAAAGAAGATTATAATCATGCTAGAAAAAGCGTTGAAATTCCAACATTTTTCGACAAGAGTGTAACATACCTGATACATACAAGAGTCTGCACAGAAAAAGCCCCTCCCGGAGAAGCCTCCGAGAGGGGTTTAAAATGAGCACAATATATCAGTTCAATAGAAATAACTTATATGACAAAGACCCGTCCCAGATCACGTTCGAATTGATCCAGGTCGAATCCGTCAGGCAGTTTGTAGAACGGCCTGTAGCCGAAAAGATTCTTCTGGGCGTACATTTCATGCCTTGCGGCCTCCATAGCTTCTTTTCGGCTTTCCAGACCGTTTAGTTCGGCCAGCTCATCGAGTTCTCTGCCGTACATCGTGAGCAGTTCTTCGATCCTCATGCTCCCACCTCGTGGGCGGTGACTTCTTGGAGGAATGCTTTGTACTCTGCCTCCACTTCTGTGGCGGCAGCATACGCAGCTTCGACATTCCCGTTGTTTTTGTAATCCATCAAGGCATTGGCTGATACCAGCGACAGCTGAAGAGTGGCGTCTGCCATCTTCAATGATAAGAGGGATTCCCTCTGCCGGATGGCTGCCCTTCTCTCTGTCCGGTCATTGACCCGCTTGATGTGGATGGAGAGCAGTGCCACGATGATGCTGGCTACTGCTGCTATGAATGCGCAGATGATCTCTGTCAATCCTTATCACCTGCCTTCTTTGCCCTGAGGGCCATGAGTGCAGCCTCCCATCTGGTCGCCGGACCACTCGGTCTGGATCCGTCTGTGATGCCGAGGTCGATCGCCTCCTGGTACTCAGCTTTTACCCATTCGGGTATTTCGTTTGGGTCCTTTACTTCTGTCATGTCAATCTCCTCTCCTCCGGAGCTCCCGGCCGATGCCGTCGGATCCGGATCAGGTGCCTTGTACTTAAGGTATAAATCTCCCTGTTTGAAACTGGATACCACAGCATTACCTTTGTATTGCCAGTAGACCTTATATCCTCTGCTGTCCACATGGACGAAGCTGGTATAGAGCCCTACACCATGGTCAGGATAAAACTTCTCCAGGTACGATACCACAGCAGACGGAGGGATTCCTTTGACAGAGATGTCTGCAGCCGTTCCGACAACGTGCTGTGATCTGGACGCACCGCCTATCTTGGCATTGTAGGAGGATGTCCGATATCCGCTGTTGACGTGTACAGGCGCCCCGAAGTAGTTCCGGATCGCCTGAAGGATCTCCACAGTTTCCTCACACAGAAGGACGGTATCAGAACCATCTTTACAGGCGAACTCCCGCACTTGGAAATTAGGACGGATGTATTTGTTGCCGTCTTTTGCTTTGCTGTATTTCTCGACTTTTGCCATATACTATCCCTCCTATTTTGGTGTGTACTTGACGATGATGGGGATGTCCACTGTCGGAACAGTCCCCAGTGCCGTCAAGATGTTCGTGGTAGCACTTCCAACCAGTTGTGCTGCACCCCATGCTGCATACTGCGCTGCAGTACAGGAATCTCCATTCGGTTCTATCTCGATGTCGTAGCTTGCCGACGGATATGTGGTCTGGAGTCCACTGTAGGTAGAACCGCTCCACCCGGAGGATGTGAGCGTGTAGGTCGTGACCGTGGTCTTTCCGGCGCCCCATGTCTCCACTGCAGTCTTTAATCTTGCCGGAGTGATCAGCCTTGCGGATGTCGCAGTCCCGGCTTCGATCTCCGCCACGGACATCGATGAGTAGGTGGTATTGATCCAGCCTTCCATCATCCAGTAAGTGCCGTCATAGATGAACAGCACGATCTGTCCGGCGTTCCAGGCAGACGCAGCCGATGTCGACGGAGCGGTCGTTCCGTATCTCTTGATAGACTTCGCCGTAGTGCCGTTCACGGACAGCGTCGGGTTTGCTACCGTGTTGGAGTTGGTGAAGTCCACCAGCACCTGCGCACCGGCCACCAGATCAGCGGAGGTGAAGCTTCCGCTGACCAGTGTGGTGGTCTTTGCTGCCGTACCTGCTGCGGTCGCACAGGTCAGGTAAGGGATGTTCGGAGATGTCAGATAGCCGGAGTCATTGGTCAGCTCCGATGTCTTTGTTGGGATGAGAGCCTTCAGCTTTCCCCAAAAGTAAGCTAGTCCTGTTTGGTCGAGGAATTTAGCCATTTAGACTACCCCCTTCCTCAAGATGCTAAAATTGTATCGATTTCAGCGTTCGTGATGCTTGCGATATCGAGGTTGGTCTGAATCACTGTGAAGTCTGCTGCATCATAAGCGGTCCCTTTGTCAGCCACAGCGTAGACCATGTCGCCTACTTCACAGACCTGACCTGCATAAGTCCCAGCGGTTCCTACTACCCAGTACCAGCTTGTCTTATAAGATGCTCCTGTCAGTGTGGATTGAGCATTAAGGTCGCCCTGGAATTTCGCAGCGCCCGATTCAGATGTGGCGATCGCATCGTCCACGTACTTCTTGGTGGCTGCGTGTAAGTTGGCTGTCGGCGCACCTGATAATGTGAGCGCACCGGACATCGTACCGCCGGACTTGTCCAGCTTACCACTGATGTCCTGATGCGTGGTCAGATAATCCGTACCTGCTACCGCTGCTGTAACACCGCCGGAGCCGTCACCTTTGAGGATGCCTGTCGCAGTGATCTTCGCCTGTCTGCTCGTATCTGTCGGGTGAACGTGGTCGCCTCTCGATACGTTCGCTGCTGTACCCGCCGCAGCAGTGCCGTCCATCTTCGGAGCCGAGGTTGAGTATGTGACGTGCGTACCATGAGAAGCTGCAGCGTAGTCTGTACCTGCAACCGCAGCCGTGACAGTGCCGGAGCCATTCCCTTTCAGGAGACCAGAGGCGGTGATCTTTGCCTGTCTGCTGTCATCCGTCGGATGGACATGGTCACCACGAGCGAATGCGGTCTCTGTACCTACTGCAGCAGTGCCGTCCTTTTTCGGTGTCGTGGTGGATGCAGCTGCACCTTCCGGCACGTCCGCAGATGTGATGAAGCCGGAGTCGTTTGTCAGGTCGGACGTTTTCGTCGGACCCGTGACGGCTGCGGTCTTGCTGGTGATTGGTACCGCCGTTCCGTTGTAGGTGATGGACTCGATGACATTGACATCAGCACTCGCTTCGATTCCTTCCAATTTGCTCTTCAGCGCAGTTGTGAAGTCATTGGTAGAAAGGCCCTTGCCGGTCTCCACGTCCACCTTGCCAGCCAGCTTCGTCTTCAGCTGTTGCCAGAAGTAAAGTAAGCCATTGTTGTCAAGATATTTTGCCATTTGATGGTTACCCCCTTAAGTGTTAAGAATGTTAAGGATATCTTCATTCGTAAGAGCGGAGCTGGGTCTGAAGTCCAGCTCCGGCTCAAGGTTTGTTATAGATTTGATTGGATGCTGGTCATCCGCATCCCTTCCTGTCAGTATTTTATGGTCCGTAACTACCCTTGACAGGACTCCGACCATCTGCCCCGACGTCTCGGACAGCTGACCGGAGATATTTACTGATGTCTGTGAGAGGTTTCCAGTGATATGATCCATCAGAAGGTCACCTCCTCTGTGATTTCGAAAGTAGACGGACCGATGAACGTGTCTGGACGGCCATTTGCGTGGGTCAGCTGCACGTCATAAACGTACGTGCCGTACTTCATTTCAGCCGTGTCCTCATGCTCGATCTCTACATCCTGTCCGGTCTTCTGGATGAGGACGTCCTCTGTCTTAGTGTTTTTCTTGACGGTGAACGTCACCACATCGCCGTCCTGGAGGACGTACTCTGCTCCGGAAGCGTCCTTGATGTTGATGTGGAAGGAAGCATAGTCTCCACGAGTCAGTTTGATGATGGGGCCTTTTTCCCCGGTCTTTATACTAAAGCTCATGCTTGCCACCTTCCACTTCCGGTAATCCTTTGATACACGTCAGGAAACATAGAATGCTTGCAAGTGCAGAAGCGCTGAATGCGAGCTTCCAGTCCACCTCATAGAGGAAGGTGGAAGTGAGCAGGATCGCAGAAAGAGCCTCTGCGAAGGTTTTGATCACTCTGATCGCTGTTGCTTTTGCCCATGTTCTCATGAGTATCACCCCTTTCTAACTATAGGAAGGTTTTTCTCTGCGTCATAGTCAACATCACAGATACCGAGAACATCTTCCATATCTCTTAAGCGGATGTAATTCTCATTGTTGACCATGACTCTTTTGACCTCTTTGATGACACCATCAACGAGGACCTTTGTAGTTGTGATTTCTGGCACGTCATCATCTCCTTTTGGTACTTCTCCCACAGGTGGGAAGGTAAACCACCCATGTCCATAGAGCGGGTCTTCTCCCTTGTCTCCCAGATCGTCAACATGAGCCTTAAGATACTCATACACTTCCTTGTAGGTCATCCGTGGGTATCTCTGAAGAAGCACCGCACACTTCCCAGCAAGAAAAGGTGTAGCGGAGGATGTACCATTCCACCAGCCAACCGACTCCGAGAAGTCCAGACCCTGTCCGCCGTTGGAGTAGGATGCTCTGACGGGCTTCCCGTTTCGCCAGACCAGTGCGCCTACGATCCAGGCTACGTTCCTGGAGAAGTCCTTGTCCTTCTTGCTGTCGTTTGCTGAAGCACGGAAAACGCAAAGATCATATCTCTCGATGAGGTCTGCCCAGAAGTCTCCGAGGACTGTTCCGGTGGTCCCAAAAGAGTCGGGCATCGTGGAGGATGTGATGACTCGTATATTATGCGCCCTGATAAAATCCTCGATGTCCATCTGCTCCCCACGGTTCCCATGCTCGTCGAACTCGTAGGCGATGTAGTACTGGATCTTGCCACCACGGATGCTTCGACCCGGAGCACCGATGATAACGTTTGCCTCCGGAGCAGCGTCCAGGACTCTCTTCCGACAGCATCGGCTGTGGTCTGTCCAGCCTTCCATCACCCAGACGGTGACACCTTTGCCTGTGAATCCTTTGGAGTGCCACTCCTCGATATTACACATTTTGTCCAACGTGTCTAATGCCATAGGCTTTCACCTCGCTTTAATTAGTATCTCCCTTCTAAATAAAACGTACCCTGTACTTGGTAGGTCGCACCAGTTGTAGACGAGGCCTTCCCCAATCGCAGTAAAATGTTGAAAACAGAAACATCATTACTACTATTATTTGCTGCACCCGTGGAGGGATACCAATACCAATACTGCGTGTTGTACTGCGAGTAAGACGGAACAGCCGTGCCTGTCCGGAGCCTCACATTAAATGGCACCGTTCTGGCTGCGAAATTAGTCACTGCGCTCATCGTGGATTGCACATGCCCAAGGGCATAATACGCGAACGCACTTGATGTCGTATTCATACAAACGCTAACGTAATCGCTTGTACTCTTTCCGCCAGTCAGACTCAAGCGTGTCCATTCGGCTCGCCACCGCACTTCGCCGAACTTTTCGATGGTGCTTTTGTACGACGAAACATCGCAAAGAACACTTGAATCAGTTGCGGTAATCGTCCCGGATGTATTTACTGGGAAAGAAGCAATCGTATTCCATCCTGTGAGGGCTACTGCTTCAGAGGCCGTAATACCCCCCCCACTACCATTTATTGTAAGACTCATTATATTACCTCCTTAACATACTGCAATCAAATAGCGTACCGGTACGCTGGTCATACTGGCATCGCTCGCCAAGAAAAAGCCATAAGACTTAAATGAAACGCTTATTGTTTTTGCATTAGTGTCGACAGATACCGACGGCCCTTGGTCTGCACTCCATCCATTATATCGGAAGTATTCTGCACCATCTGTTCTGTAAAAGTGCTGATATCCTGTCCCTGAATTTGCGGTTATAATTGTCAATTTCTGTGCCTCAAAGTCAACAGCCATTGATTGCATAAAAGTGTTACCCGATTTATTATACTGTGCGTTATATGTTGTAAGAGTATTTGCAATCATACTCATGAAAAGGTATTTTGGATCTTCATCAAGGTCATAAGAAAAGGTATATGTTTCGTTTTCATAGGATTGGCTTGGATTGAGTACAAATGAATATACTCCTTTACCGCCACCGCCAGCCATACCTCTAACTCCTAAACTCATTTCACCACCACCTTAATTATGATTGGAATATCGACTGCCGGCACCTCGCCGACCGCCTTGACCACGTTCTGTGTCGCACTGCCTACCAGCTTCGCACGGGTCCATGCAGAGAGCTGTGCTTCCGTGCAGCTGCTTCCGGGTTCGATCTCCACGTCATAAGTAGCCGAAGGGTACTGCGATTCGAAGGAGTAGGTCTTCGTGTTCTGACCCCAGCCGGAAGCCGACAGCGTGCCTGTGGTTATAGTAGGCTTGTTGGCCTTGCCGGAGTCCACCGCCTGAGCCTGATTATGCAGATACGTATCTAGTGCGTCTGCGTTTTCGTTGAACGGATCCGGCGATACGAAGTTATCCGGATCCGGTTTCTTCAAGTTAAGATGTGTCGTGTATTGCATTACGGCAGCACCTCCTCTTTAATATCGTGCCATGTAATTGAGCTGACATCTGCCCAGGTGTACCCGGCCACCATACCCCAGGTGTTATACAGGAGCGTCAAGAGTCTGTCCAGGTTGCACGGCAGGATCCTGTCTATCATCTCCGAGACCGCCGCCAGATAGTGTTTGTTCTCCAGTGCGATCTTGATTTCGATATAGTAGTTGTCATAATCCCTGGTGATCTCGTAGCCATCCGCTCCGCAGAGCAGCTTCAGCTTCTTCTCCAGCGTATCGTCCGTGTACGGCGGGTCGTTGGCAGCCGTCGCTTTGATGTTGTTGATCCGGTCCTCCAGTGTAGCCCCGTCGAAGACGGACAGCCCCATGACCTTCTCCCACATCTCACACCCTGCCTCGTCCAGGTCGTCGAAGAATACCCTCAGGCGCATCCGCTGGATCTCATGGCCTAAGTCCAGGAAGTAGACCTCGAAGGCGGTATAGAGCGCCTGGTATTCTTTGATGTCCCGGAGAAAATGCGGAAGGGTCTCGATCATCGGCTTATATTCGAAGTAATCATACGCCATTGAAGGTCCCTCCCATCACTACGCCGCCGTCAGAGACTGTATAGTTCTGCGCGACTCCGTTGATCGTCGTTGCCGTGACGTCTTCGACTCCGGCTACCCCGAGGATGCGTGCTTCGAGCTGTGCGATCCGGACTACTACCGTCTTCTCGGACCACTCAGAGTTAAGCGATCTGTAATACTCCTCCAGCACCGTTTTGATGGCATCCACGACGTCGGCCTCCACATAGTCCGTCTGAAGCGTCAATGTGGCCGCCACATTGATGGTGTTCACCGGAGCGGCTTCTACTGTTACGGTGTGCCCTATCGGTGCGATGCCGGTACCTGTGCCCTGGCTCCCGATCGGATCCACCTGTTCCTGGACGTAATCCACTACAGTACTGTCCGGAGACGCATAGTCCGGCCCGATGATGACTACCTTGACGGTCCCGCCTCCGTTCCATGCCGGGTAGACCTTGCAAGCGCCTACCCCCGACAGGGCGTTCACCTTGTCTTTGTAATCAGCGATATTGCCGCCGAATCCATACGCCTCGAAGCTGGCCAGATATCTCTGTCTGAGAGAGCTGTCCGACTCCTCGTCCTCTCCCGGGATCAGCACGTCCGTGATGGATGCCGATGTGAGCCCGGTCACTGTTTCCACCGGGATCAGCGTCCCCATGATATTGCCGGCTTCACCTGCAGTCTCGCAGAGGAGCTGGTAGGTATCGAAGTTCGTCTCAGTATCGGACGCCGTCAGCTCCTGAACAGTATAGATCAGTCCATCCAGGCTGAACCGCAGACCGGTCAGCTCCAGACCTGTCGGACTGAACCGGCCCTCTACTGTTGCCTGCGTCGCAGCGTATGGCGTGATGCCCCGCATAGCGCAAGCCCGCTCCAGGCCGTCTCTCGTTGCCGTGGTCGGGTCCAGTTCATTCTGGAACCGGTCCATATCCGTATAGAGCTCTGTCAGTCTGCCGGCGACACCAGCCACCGCGTTATAGATGACCGAGCCCTCTCTGGTGTCCACGTCGCTGGGGAGGTAGGCCATGATGTCGGTCATGATCTTATCAAAATTGTTAACTTCCGAATAAAGAGTGTCCATCAGCTGATGCTCACCTCCTCAATCACGTTTACGGCACCGGCCACGGTAGTGGTGACCGAAAAGGACACCGCCACAGAGCCTCTCTCCGGTTCTGAGAAGAGAAAGTTGTCAACACGGAGAATCCGGTCATCGTGCAGAAGCGCCTCTGTAATCGCATTCTGTAAGCGCCCCAGAACGATTTCTTTCGGCTTCCCGATATAAGTGTTGACCTCCGTACCGTACTCAGGACTGTATATCGCCCATGTACGGATCTCTGTGTTCAGGATCGTGTAGATCGCCTGCTTCACCGCGTCCTTGCCGGTTATCGTCTTCGTTTTGATCCTTTTGTTCACCCAGTCTATTTCCCAGGTGTCATCAGTATAAGAAACCTCGGTGTCATATTCACCGAGGAGCTTTTCGTATTCAGGCAGTGTAGCCATTATCCATTCACCACCCTGTCTAATATGATATATTTCTGCCCGCCCTGCATCCGGAGCATCAGGACGACCTCTCCGACATCAAGGCCGTCATCCAGCGTGACAGTGATCTCCTCGACTCCGAGGAGTGCAAGCTCCGGTGTCGGTACCTTATAAGTCTTATCAGTGACCGCCGATGTCCGGAGGAGCTGTTTCCCTGAGAGAGTGACCTGCTGAGAGAGTTTGACCTTCAAAGGGTCTGCAGATACCACTGTCCCGTAGACCACCTGCACCGGATACGTGGATTCCGTAGCATCCAGGGCGACGGCTTTGATAAGCTCTATAAAACGCTCCGCGTTAAACATTGAATTCCCCCTTGATGCCGGACAGCTTAAGGTCCATGGTATGGATCCCGTCATTGAAGTGGTGCGTGACCTGCTCCACCAGCATGATGTTGTCCACCTGCATGTCTCCTAAGTTAAGATTAACGTATACACAAGACCCGCCTCTGACATATGTGGAGCCGAAGCAGCCGTTCACTGTGAGGCGTCTCTGCTTCCGGTTGTAATACTTCAGCAGCGTCTTTCCGAGAGCCGTGATCGTCGCAGTGTCTCCGTTCTTGATGTCGGTCGTATCGATTACGGACTTATTCTCGGAAGTGCTTTCATTCGAAGCGGCTCTGGTAGAGCTCCCATAGTTACCGCTCAGATACTGTCTGTATTTCCCTCCGGAGAAGGAATTGTAGTAGCCGTGAGCCTTCGGTTTACGGTACTTTTCTTCTGAAGCGGCGATTTCAGAGGCAGAGCCTCGTTCAAATTTTCGCAAGAACCAAAATTCAGCGTCGTCAACACTGGTGACCTGCATCAGATACGTTCTGAGCGGAGTGCCGTTCACAGACCAGGTGGATCCGGAGTACTGCTCGACCATTTCCTTTTGAAAGAACTCCAGCTGGGTCTGTAGGTCGTACATTTCCTTCCCTTTCTGGGCTGCATAATCCTTAAGGGCTCGTTTTCTGCCTCCGAGCCACTGACATATGCCATATGCTCCGGAGCTTGAGTTCTGGGCCTTTGGATTCAGATGTGATTCTGCCCACATATTGCCCATGATCCCTGCGGCTCCTGCGTCACTGTATCCTGCAGATGACAGGAACGCGAAGATGGCAGCCGCAGTGTTCGCCTCTCCGGAGATGTCTGCCGGAGTACCACCGCCGCCGGCGGTAGATGCTGACGCGGTCTCGGACTGCAGCTTCACATAGTGCTGCAGCACACCCCATTTGGCCTGACTGTCTCCGTCCTGCACGATGTAGGTCTCTCTTTCCCCCGTGAGGCTGTTGTCCTGGGCGATCTTGATGCGGTTGTACACCCCTGTATCGATAGTGGTCTCATAATCATACCCTTCCGCAGTGGCCTCCGTGATCAGGATGGGCACCAGCATATCCTTCAGTGGCTTCAGCGTGAGCTTGCCGAAGTCATCGTAGAAGATGTACATCTGCCCGGCGTTCATGATCGTCTCGTCAGCTGCATTGGAGAGCATCTCGAGAGGAGAGCACTCTTCGATACGAGTCATCTTATGCTTCGTGTCGGCGATATCGCCGTAGACCAGCTGGTAGGAGTCTGCCAGTATCTTGATGAGGTCTCCGTAGGTCTTATCGGAGTACGACAGTGTATCCTTGGATTTAAGGTACCGAAGCTGATCGTAGCACTTCACCGTGATGTTGTTGAGCTCGTTCCGCTTCTTGCTGAAGATATAGCCGTAGAAGACCTTCTTGCCGTTGACCTTGAAGGACACAGCGTTGCCTTCCTGTATATCCAGTCCGGGTGCCTTGAGCACCTGGAAGGTCAGGCATGCCGGGGAATTCTTCCTCGACTGCTCCAGCTGGATGTCGTTGAGGACCACAGGAGCGTAGATCTTATCATTCTCGATAAGGAGCTCATAGCCGTCTATCACAGAGTCCAACGTGGTCAGCTGCTTATATTTGCTGGCCGCCGTCTTACCTACCGTCAGCTTGTTAGAGACCGTGGTGATCTCTTTGGTCTGCGGCGTGGTGTCGTTTTCGACGTCAGAAGCCGAGTAGTCGTCGATGCCTGAAGATGTACCTGCGCTCCCGGATGTGGTATACCCTGTGAGGCTGCGGCTTGGCTTGACAAAATTCATCGGGTTGATCGGGACCTCATTCTTCCGCACCTCAAAGTGCAGATGCGGTCCCGTAGACCGGCCAGTAGAACCGACTTCACCGATCTTCTGGCCGGCGTTGACCCGCTGACCTGCCCTGACGACCATTTTGCTCTGATGAGCGTAGTAAGTCTGGTATCCGTCCCCGTGGTTGATCTTGACCAGGTTTCCGTAGCCGCCTCCGTTCATCTGCGCGTAATACACAGTTCCGGCTCTCGACGCATAGATCGGGGTGCCCTTAGGCGCGGATATATCCTGTCCTGTGTGCATCTTCATGACGTGCAGGATAGGATGTCTCCGCATACCGAACGGACTGCCTACTCTCGTATATTGCGGGAGGGGCCATATCCATGTTGCCATAACTACCGCCCCCTATTCATCCGCTACAGGCTGCTCGTCTTCGTAGCCTTTATCTTCTTCCGGGATCGCCTTCAGCTTCAGCACTACCCCATAGTAGAGGTACTTGCCGTTCATCGAACCGCCGGTACGTCCCTGCTGGATGGCCTTAGCTTCGATGGTGTCCTTATTCAGAGCGTAGATCTCTGTCCAGTAGGCACTGTTTCCGAAGAACTTCTTCGCGATGGCCGTGAGAGTGTCACCCGGCTGGATCACATAAGAGTCCGGGATATTCGTGGTCGTAGCGATGCTTCCGACCGACTTGACGACCTTCTTCCCGTTCTGGATGTCCACGTACTGAGTAGCATATTCCTGCCAGAGCCGGAAAGTAAGGTTCACCATGATGTCGTCGCCGTCTTCTGCGGAGTCGTCGATGGTGTAGTCCTCCAGAGTGACCTTTGAGCTGTCGCTGGTCGATTCATTCAGGACCGACACCATATCATCGGATACCTTGACCGACTCATAGCTTCCATCAGACTTCACAGCCGTGATCCGGTACAGGCCTCCGGCTGTGATGACATATGTCCCGGCTGAGAGCCCCGACGGAGCTTTCCCATTCGCCTGGACGTTCACGCATTCAGCCACCTTGTTGGACTGGTAGGACCCGTCGTTGTTGACCGCGGAGATCTTCCAGATACCGCCGGCGGTGACTACCAGAGTACCGACAGCGAGTCCCGGAGGAGCCTGTCCATTCGTCTGCACCTTGACGATGCTGCTGCTGGAAGTGATGGCCGCCGAGTTATACAGCGGTGTGCCCAGGTCATTGATCCGGGCGATATCCAGCAGGAACGGCTGCCCTTTTGTTTTGAGCTGCTGGAAGAGATCCAGATACCGGAGAGGGTTCTTGAACCTGTCATATTCATAGATGGCAAAAGGGAGCCTCTTCCCCGGAAGCCGGAGTTTGAAGCTGATCTCTGTGAGACCGGGTCTTTTGGGGACCGTGATCTCGCTTCCATCAATAAGGACTTTCGTCTCGTTCCGGTTCTTGATCTTATATGAGATCTTCTCGGGAGCCAGGGGCATCAGCGTATTTGCAATACGGATTTGATACATCAGTAATGACCCCCTTCCGGACCATTGTTATAAACATCGATGAGCTTGTTGACGCCGTCATCCAGGAACCCGTCAAGGTCCACATCAGATTGCAGGTTGTTGACCATGTTCGACATATCGATATTGACCTGCGTAGAAGTGAAGCTGTTCACGATCTGACGCTCCATCATCTCAGTGATCTCACTGATGCTGTCCTTCAGGTCCGAGATCGTGCTGGCCATCCTGCCGGTGTTCTCTGCGGTAGCTGTGGCTGCATCTGCCAGGGCATCCGTTCCGGAAGCCGACAGAGAGCTGTTGCTGTATTTGCTGGTGTCGATGCTGGTCGATACGTCGCTGGTGGACGACTTCATGAACCGGCTCAGGTCAGAGCCTTCCTTGTAGGCCTGCTTGAGACTCGATTTCGTTAAGTCTGTCTCCCACTTCGTGCCTCCGACAGATTTGTAGGACGCTGAAGACATGGCGTTTCTCGCCTGCTGAGCTTTGGATATATAGCTGTCATACGCGGACGTGTCCGGAGATAATCCTACAAGGCCCTTGAGCTTATTGGAGAATTCCTCCAGCTTCGCGATGACAGAGTAGAGAGCATAGAGCAGCGCGTTTTTCAGCTGGCTTGCCAGTGTCTTGATGTTGCTCCCGAGGGCCTTCAGAGAGTCCCAGGAGGACGCCACAGCGGTCTTGAGAGTGCCGTATACACTGGTCACCAGAACCTGCGCTACGTTGGCAGCGCCGGCCACTGCAGATACGATCTTCTCAATGCCGCCCATCACGGTACCGGCATACCGGGACCAGACATCAATCAGTACAGATGCTGCACTGAGGACTAAGGTGATGACCTTGCCGATGGCCGTACCGATGGCGGCGAACATAGCGCCATGCTGACCGATCGTGCTGGTCACTTTGCTTAGCATCCCGGAGAGCTGTTCACCCCACTGCTGGATGGTCTGGATGTGGTTCCCGAAGAAATCGGCTATCTTACTGAGCCCCTGCAGAAGAGGCATGAGCGCCGTCAGACCGACATTTTTCAGCTTCGTGGTGACCTGGCTCCAAGTGAGGGGCATCTGATTGAACGCTTCGTTCGTTTCGTCAGCTGCTCCGAGGATGGCATTCTTCACGACTTCGGCCGTGATCTTGCCTTCCGACGCCAGGTTCCGGATCTCTCCGGTAGATACCCCGAGACTTTTGGCGATGGTCTGAGTGATGATAGGAGCCTGCTCCAGGATGGAGTTCAGCTCGTCACCTCTCAGAGTGCCGGATCCAAGGGCCTGCGTCAGCTGTGTCATGGCTGCGCTTGCTTCCTGACCGCCTACACCGGCGATCGCGAACATCTTGTTTATCTGTTCGGTAAAGGCAAGGATCTCCTCGTTATCGTTGTTGAATGCGTCTCCGGCGCTGCTTGCGAGCCGTGAGAACATATTGGCGGTATCGAGATAAGACGCCCTGGAAGCTGTGGCTACCGCCATAAGCCTGTCCTTGAGGGCATCCACCGAGCCGCCGTCATCTACTACAAAGTTCAATCTTGCATCCGAAGAGGATATCTGGTCAGAGAGTGATACCAGCGCGGGGATGACCGCTTGCGCGGCTTTCAGCGCGATGGCGATACCTCCGGCAGCTAACGCCGCCCCTTTGAATTTACTGGCGAGGCCCATCACGCCACCGCCGGCAGACCCGCCGAGAGCGTCAGACTCCCGGCCTGCACGACTTAGCGCATCACCCAGATCTTCTACGTCATCTGTGGCCCTGGAGGCTTCCCTTCCGACTCTTTCGATGCCGGATGTGTCTACGCCCCGGCCGGATGCAGCGCTGACCTCGTCAATGCTGTTTTTAAGGCCTTTAGCTGAGGCTGTGATTCGTTTCGCGGAGGCAGAAAAGGCATCCCTCAATGTCATTGTGGCTGCCATTGCAGTATTCATAGAAGATGTCACCTCCGTACATTTCTCTTATTCTCTGCCGCCTTCATCGCCTTCGCCTTATCCTCGTAGTCCTTCTGGAGGGCTGCGATGATAAAACCTTTTTCCTGTGTGGACATTGAGACGAATTGAGACGGCAGTATGTGGTGATCGCGAAAACCCAGGTAGGCATAAAATGCTACCGGGTCTTCGTCTATCAGTTTTTTGACTGTTCAACAGCCGAATCCAGATCCTGGTTGTAACCGTTTAACCGGTTGCAGGTTTCGATGAGCCGCATCCTTTCACCGGGCTTGAGCATCCGGCACAGCAGGTCTTCCGGATTAGACACCCCGAAGGAGTCCTGGAGCTCCGCATCTCTCAGATCCGGATAGACGACAGCAGCAGTCATGGTCAGGAGCGCAAATTTGCCCTGATCAGTCTGTGCCTCCCATCTGTCCGTTTTCCCGACGCGCTTCAGCGAAGTCGCTTTCTGCTCGAGCGCATCGACTTCATAAGAGTCCAGGGCTCTGATCTCCCAGTATTCGGGTTCGCCGGTCTCCTCATCGAGGAATCGGTTTGATATCTGAACACGTTCGTGTTCTGTTTTGACTACGTTTTGCGCTAAAAAAGATTTAAGACTCATACTTCCTCCTCCTTACACCAGATTCTCGATCGGTGTGAATTTATCTACCAGGTCCCAGTCATCGAATGTGAACGGCATATCTTCTCTCAGGCCGCCGTCCTGCTCGATATCAAACGCTGCTACGATCACGCTGTCCAGATTGACATCTCTGAGCCAGGTGGTCTGACGGCCCACGTTGGTGGTGGCGTCTTCGTTGGTCACATAGATATCAAAGTAGATGTCCTTCCCGGTCTTCTTGTAATCAAGCATGATCTGACGGAATTCGGACGTGTTGTAGTAGAATGTCGCGGTACCGGTACCTTCGCCGCCGTTGTTCTTATGCTTCGAGGTACGGGAGCCCAGGACCTTTACTTCAGATTTTTTCTTAGTATATGTGGCGTTGAGATTGATGGCGTTCATAAGCCATTTTCTCTTGCCGTCAATGATGGCGTAGCATTCGGCTTCGCCGCCCGCTACGATCTGTTCCGCATTTAATGTGGGTGCGTTTAAAGCCATGTTCTAACCTCCCTTAGTTGACCAGGACGGTCATGTACAGTTTCGTCATCGTGCCGGCTACCGTGATGGCCATCTCGACTACGACTGCGCCCTTCTCAGCGCCTGCGGAAACCGCCACGTCTTCAGAGTCAAAGTCCAGGATAGCTCCAAGAGTCTGCAGATTCGTCATCATCTTGACCAGGTCACCCCACAGAGCCGTTCTTCCGGCAGCATCATTGATGACCATGCCGTAGTAGTTCGTGTCGAACAGAGCGGCTGTGTAGTTGCCGATGTAGTCGATGATCCGGATCGTCTGGTTGTCTCTGAAGATGTCGTTCTTCACAGCAGTGAAGGTCACCAGAGTATTGATATCCTGCAGGACTCTGAACCCGTCTCCTACTCTGTGGAATACGAACTCGCCGGCAGCAAGAGCGGATTCCAGCTGGGTCTGGGTGTAGTTTGCAGACACATCATATTCACCGTCGTAGGTCATGTTGGAGATGGACTGATTGATCGGGCAGGCCGCTTCAGCCCCGCAGACCCACGGTACCAGGTCGATGCCGGTGTTGTTCTTCACATTGATTACGCCCTCGTAGTTAGCTGCACTTGCGTAAGCATGTACGACCAGCTGGAACTTGACGCCCATCTGATCCCTCATGCGCTGCACGAATGCCACATACAGAGCCTGTACAGTAGCGTCCGCAGAATAGCAGCCCATCACATTGAAGCTGTAGTTCTGGATGGCATCCAGGAACAGCTGATGGTTCGCTGCGGAAGGGGTGCCGTTTGTACCGCCGGTCAGTGCGAGTCCCGCATTGACTGCCAGTGTCGCTCCGGACTTCCAATCTACGAAGTCGTTGTTTTCCAGTCCGGCCATATTAACTACAGTCTGAGAATCGACCGCAGAACCATTCGCATAGGTGTACACGTCGAAGAGCGGATTATCTTCGGTGTGGGACTCATTATGCTGGACCACGATCATCAGATTGTTCCCGGCAGTACCGGAATACTTAGCTGTGGCGAAAGTGTTCTGAGCTTTCGCCCCGCCGGAGTTGGTCTTATAAAGATAGGCTGCCGACGCATGCAGGAAAAGATCCCGCAGAGGCTTCATCTCCGCATCGGATCCAGCGTGTCCGAAGTACTTCCACGGATCCTGATAGAATTCCGCTTGAGACACTCTGAATACTTCGCCGTCAGGACCCCAGTCAAGGTCCATAGCCATGGCGACTACGCCCCGGTCAACGCTGGTAACAGACTGACCAGTGGACGATACGAAGTTGATATATGCGCCGGGCAAGGTTTTATTCATGCTGATGAATGTTCCACCGCCTAAAGCCATATAGCTTCACCTTCTTTCTATTTCGTCATGAAATCGTTGATGACTCCCTCGATCTCTTCGTGGGAGTACTGTTTTTTGTCATCGAGAAGGACGCTCAAGAGGTCCCTGCGCTCCACATACCGGCTCATGGTCAGGATATGCTTCTTTGTGAACACAGGAGCTTTCGGCTCTTCCCGTTTTTCTGTTTTCTTAGTAGGCATTGCCGCCCTCCTTATCGGTTATGGTCTGGTCGAGCTCTTCCATGTAGTCGTCGCTGTCTGCTCTCTCATCCATCGGATAAGAGATATAATCGACGAAGAAGTGGAGCACGTTGTCGACCACGTTGTAGTTCATACCAGTGCCCCGGAATTTGTGCCCGTCGATAGCGGTCACTACTCTGAGCACGTCCAGAAGATCATCCGCCACATCGAACATCTCGCTGTTCTTCCCTCCATCTGTCGGGAAGTAATGCACGTCGAAGGTGTGGGTCTTCCGATGGTGACCGATGCTTGCCTTATCATACGCAGACTCTACCAGGCGAATAAAAAAACAAGGCTCTGAGAGGCCCTGCGTTACGTCATCCCGGTAGTATTCATACTTGTCTCCGTATTTGTTGTTGAGTGCGATGGAGATCGCCTCTATGATCTTATTTGTCATTGCCACCAATCCTTCTCAAATGCTTATTGATGTTCTTTAGCCCGATAGCCGGCATTTCCCGTTCTAAGGCCTTCATCGCCTTCTTCACGGGATACCGACCTTCCACAAAAGGCTGCTTGAGGCGTTTCCCGAGAGCCGGTACGAACTGGCCGACGTTCTGCCGGTGCCCTTCTTCATAGTAAATGGCATACTCGACATTAGTCTGGACACCACACTGCCAGCCGCTACTGGTCTTCCGGATCTTCTGGGCCTGCCAGCTGTCTCTGAGCTGACCACCTACGTATCCGTCCCAGTACTTAGCTTTTACTTCGTCATCGATATAATCGGGGACCTTCCCGGCAGAAGTATTGTGCTTGACCTTACTGAGCATGCTCCTGGTAATGTCTTTGCAGCAGTCTTCCATCATCTCGTCGATGCCGTATTTCTCGAAGGTCTCCCAGTTCTGAACGAACGCATCCAGACCGGAGATATCGAAGGACATGCTGATGTTCTTTGCCATTACGCATACCTTCCTTCTGCCTGCAGCGGCACTTCCTGATGGTAAGAGTACACGGCCGGAAGTCCGGAGCGCTTATACCGGTATGTCACGCCATCCCGCACCACCACGACGGATGATCCGGCAGGCACCGATACCGTGCTCGATATGAGGAGTGTGACCGTCTGAGCGGTCCTTGCCACTTCATCCCCGTCAGCTGAGGTCACAGTGTCGAAGTCCAGCAGACAAGGCTCATCTTCGAAGAGAATGACCGGCTCTGAACTCGTCAGGCCGGTGGCCGAATCCTTAGTTTTCTGCTGGATGGACACGGTGCAGCTGTCCTTCCACAGGCTCTTCATTGCCTTTTCATAAGCTGCGTTCTGGATCACCATATCAGCCTCCTGTACCTGTGGACGTTGTAGGCCTCGATGTCCGTCAGCCCTGCGATGAGCTGGGCCAGCTTCTGGTCAGCCGTGAGCGTCCCATTCCCGGAAGCCATAGTGATATTCACTTTGCCCTCGGAGATCTGCAGCGCCGGAGCACTGAAGTCCAGACCCTCTGCTTCCAGTTTGCCGGACGAATAAAGCGCCCGAAGTACTTCGCCAGTCACCAGCCGGATACAGGCATGATAGAGCCCTTCCGGGATATCGTCGCTGTTGATCCTGTTTCGGATCCGCTCCATCACGCTCCCGGCGATGTACTCCAGAAGCACATCATCGGCGTCGTCCACCCCCAGGGCCGTCAGCAGTTCAGTAACGCCCTCAAGGACGGATTCGACCGTTATGTAAGTAGCCTCAGCCACTAGATCTTATGCTTCAGTGCGACGATTCTCAGCTGCTTCGGTTCATATACCGGATCCCAGTTCGCAGCGTTTGCCAACTCAGTTCTAAGCGGAGTTTCAACATTTGCTCTGACAGCGCCGGTGTATGCGATCCCACGCGGATGCAGGATGAATGCTCTTCTGTTGATGAGGTAGTCGATACCTGCGCCGGTCTTCTTATCTCTGTCCACTTCAGTCGGGATGAATCCTACCGGGGAGCCATTGCCCAGGGCAAATGCGCCGTTCCCGAAGATGTAAGTGGTGTAAGTACCATTGTCTACCGGGCATCCATCGTCTACGATGACTCTTCTGCCCTGATAGATGTCGAATTCAACATTCATGGAGTCTCTTTCGGTCTCGATCAGGTTCTTCTTCTTCAGAGTAGCCTTGGTAGCGGAGTGCATCACGATACCGGTCAGCTGATCCTGAGCGTCGCCTAAGAGCTGCAGAGCGTCAATCACTGCTTCAGCACCGATGATCTTAGCAGCTGCGGAGGATGCGCTGGTGATGTCCAGGATGTGGTCGCTCATCGGAGTAGTAGCGGAGCCGCCGGCCGGAGTGTAGGTGCCGAAGATACCTGCCAGGATAGCCAGCAGTTCCTTCTGCATGTCTCTGGACCAGTAAGCAGCCACCAGGTCGCCGATAGCTCTCATCGGGTCAGCACCTGCCAGTGCAGCGGACAGGTTGGTAGCGCCCCACATCTTCTGTCTGAAGATGGTAGTGGATACGTCCTTGTTGGAGCCGATCTTGGCCGGAGTCATTACGACATCTTCCAGGATAGCCTCGGAATCACCGCTCAGGTCCTCGAAGAACGGCATATTGTGAGTTCTGGCTGCTTCGGAAGCCAGTCTGTCGAATTCGGGAGAGTTCGCTACGATACCGCTCTGGAAAATAGCGGACAGCTCCATGGTTCTGTTGGTGACGTACTTGTTAAAAAGTTCAGGTACGATCACGTCTGCGATTTTTGTGTAAGCCATTGATTTTCACCTCTTTAGATAGTTATGCCGGCAGCAGAAGCCAGCTCTTTGGCACGAGCAGGATTCTCTTTCAGGAGCCTACCCTGTTCCGTGAGATTGTACGTGTCTTTTGCGAACGGATTGTTCGTCGGAGCACCTCCACCTGCAGCCGGATCATAGCCTCCGGCAGAGCCGGCAGCCTTGAAGAGCTGAGGGGATGACTTCTTCAGCGGTTCGACCAGCTCAGTGATCCCGACAGGCTTGCCTTCTTTGTCGAAGGTGAAGCCGTCCAGACCGCCCTGCTTATAGATCACGTAGTCCGCGTCCAGGACTCCCGCTTCTCTGAGGCTGTCCTTCAGTGCGTACTCCATGGCCAGTTTCTTCGTCTGGTCCTGCGCCGCTTTGATGTCGGTGTCGTACTTCGTCTTCCAATCGGCTGCATCTTTTTTCAGCTTCTCCACGTCTACGCCGTCGAAGTCCTTGATGGTCTTCTGCAGGTTCTTGATCGTGTCGTTGGCTGTCTGCAGCTCTTTGTCTTTGGCCTCTGTCACCTTAGTGCGCTCTGCTTCGATATCCTTGCCGTTTTCGGCGAAGATGCTGTCCAGGGCGTCCTTCATGTTTTCCTCTGTGACACCGGCCTTTTCCAGGATGCTCTTGATATCCTCTCGTTTCATTGCTTATTCCTTTCCCCGCCTACGTCTGTGTTTATCGAGGCGACAGCCTCGGGCGGCTGACCCGTTTAACGCCCTGGTCCCGGCGATTTATGGCATAAGAAAAGACACTGCTGTGAGTGTCTTTAGTTATCTGTTATTAAGTTTTAGTTGACTGAGTCTTAAGTTTTAGTTGACCTATAGTTGATTATCGGTATTGGGTTGACTGTCGGGAATCGAACCCGAATTGCTGGTGCCACAAACCAGTGTCTTACCATTAGACCACAGTCAACGCGTTTTCTTAAACTTCCTGTCGACGGCCTCAAGCACGCGCTTCGAATAAGTGAAATCTTTCCCGTACTTTTTGGGAATCTCTATTCCGAGTTCCAGCATCTTAGCATGAGCAAAAGCCTCTGCAAAGAATTCATCTACGCTTTTGTTCGCATGCTCATAAGCACTGATCCATCTGCCGGTATCGTCTCCAACGGCCTTCCTATACTCCCGCCGGATCTTGCGTATCTCTTTCCAGAAATCCGCGTGGTCCGTTAATCCGTATTTATCAGCCTGACTATTTGCAAGTGTGTGCGCAAATTCATGAAGGGCGTCCGAAACAGCACCGCTATTTAACTTCATTGTTGCTCCGGACATAACAACGGACCCCGCCGCCTTTTCCGCACCGGTGGTAACTGTCTGGAGGCGTGTATCATATTCGTCGGATAACCGCTGGATGATCTTCTTACTTTCACTAAATTTCTCATCTTGGCCCTTAAAGTCAAAGTCGATAGCAGTTCCCGAATTGAGCTTTCGTCTTTCAGCCAGCCTCTGCTTCCGGCGTTCGGTCAGCTCGTCGCTTTTAGCGCTTACTGGTTCCAGACCTTCCTTGCTCCCGCCGTCCACGAACTTCTCTTTCCATTCCTCGTAGCTCATGTTCGCCGGGATCTCGTAGGTCTCGCCGTCATCCTTCCTCGCTACCCGGGTGTCGAATTCATCAGCGAATTCATCCACCGGAGCGGTGGTGCATCTGCAGTTCGGGTGGAATGGAGGGGCAGATACGCCCGGTTCCATCCTGTTCACCGGAACGACCTGATGATCCATGCCTCCGCACTCCGGACAGGTCAGATTATCGAGGGTACCGATGATCTGCACTTCATCCACGCCGAGTTCAGCGTAGCTTTCCTTCGCTGCCTGAGCGTTGAAGTACGTCGTCTCCGTATGGATGAGCCTTGCAGCCTTATGCTTAGGGACCTGCAGCCGTTCGCTCATGCGGTCGGTCATATTCCGCAGGCTGTCGCCCCTCAGGATCGCCTGTGTGAGGTCTTTATGGACGTAGTTGACAAGTTGGTCCTTATCCTGCCATACACGGTCTCTGAACGTCTTTGAGTCTGTCGTCCAGGGCTTCCGGATCATACTGTCCACTTTGGCTGAGTCGATACCGGCGATATCCCATCCGACCCCGACTCCCTGCTGGGTGTCGAAGCACGTCCGGGTATATCCTTCCGTTATGACGTCCTTCAAATGCTCCTCTGTCCGGTCAGCGTACTGGCCGTAGCATCTCTCCAGTTCAGCTTCTATACTGAGCAGCACAGCCTCCAGTCTGTCGATGTGGACTCTCGCAGATGCGTTCTTCAGCTTCTGGATCCATTCCTTCGACAGGTCGCCGTTCTGAGCGGCTTTGATATACTGGTCTACCGTCCACTTGAATTCTTCCAGTTCTCTCGCATCAAGCCTTTTGTGGGCTTCTGACAGGGATATCTGGTTCTCAGCAGCGAATCTGGCGTACCAGGATTCTATCTGACGGCGGGTACTGATCTCAGCCTCCCGGAAGTACCCTTGCGCATCCTTCACAGCCTTATCGGCGTTCTTATGCGCTTCCTCCGCTACGGCCTCAGCTCTCTGCCGCCAGTAGTCTGCGTTATTCCTCTTCGTCTTCGCCATCTACATCACCGTCTTCATCATGGTTATGGTCATGGCCAAAAGCGTTCTCATAGTCCTGCCATTTTGCCTGGGCTTCCTTCTCTTCCTCATCCAGCTGCTGGATCTCTTTGGCCAGATCATCCACCCAGGGATGATTCGCCATGATGGTCTGCTTGGAGATGACTCCGGCAGACTGCTGAGCGATCTGGGTCTGTTCCAGTTCATTCCTGACCGCATTCCGGGTCCAGATCTGGATGAAGCTGTCATCCTTGATGGTGATACCGTTCAGTCGGCACATGCACCGGACGAAACGACCGAATCCTTTCCGGAACTCTGTTTCCTGCAGGCCCATCTTGAGCTCCAGCAGAGAGTACAGGAAGTTCAGCGCCACTCCGGAGCTGTTCCCGAAGTTCTGAGGATCCGGATCGATGCCCATCCCCTGTTCGAAGATGCAGGAGCGGGTCACGGTCAGCAGTTCCTTCCGGGCTTCTACCGGAAGTTGGATAGTCAGCGTATCGACGCCGGAGCGGTCTCCGGTGCCGTCACTGTCCACTTTGATGGCCTTATAATATTTCAGATCCGTCAGGAATTCTCCAAGGTCCTGCCCGCCATAATTGGTCAGGACGAAGATGACTTCCTGGATGTCTTCCAAGTCATTGACGAATCCGGAGAACACCTTGCAGTAGGTATCGATGAGAGGCTTGATGTTGTCCAGGTCTCCCGTGTCGATGTTATTGTTGAAGAACGGGAAGAACGGCACCTCTCCGACTTCATGGCGGTACTCGTTGCCGTTGACCAGGTTCACCGGATCCACCACGAAGCGATAATAAGGCATCAGCGAGTCGATGGTCTCCCCGATCGGGAGTCTGTAGGCGTGGCACTCCGTGTCGTTCCAGTATTCGTAAACGACGTAATTGTCGCCGGTCTCAGTGTCGATCTCCTGATATGTCCGGAAGACCCCGATGAGTTTCCGCTTCAGGGACTCAGACCAGATCGGGATGATCTCAGCCGCAGGGACCACAGCGTACTGCCATGCGCCCTGGGATTCTTCATCCGCTTCTGTGGACTTCCACACATGCAGCCATCCCACGCTGGCATTTGATGCCTCGATGCACAGATCTTTGCAGGTCTTCGGGAAATCATCTCCCAGGACCGCGTTCAGCCTCTTATTGGCCTCATCGCTGCCGATATCGAACATCGGAGGATAAGTGTATCCGTAGGAGGCCTTCTGGTTCACCAGCAGGCCGTGGAAGTTGAACGGTATCCTGTTGTCGGCGTTCCGGAGCGGGTTCTCTGTCTCTTCATCGGCAGAGCTCTTCTTCGGTCCTTCCAGCAGAACGTCCGTCTGGTTCCGGTAGTAGCGCTCTGCAGTCATGGCATTCACAACGAACTCAGAGTGCCCCGGAGTGTATCGCTTGATCAGCTTCTTCACAACTTCGATATCCAAAGTCATTCACCTCATTTCAACACAGACAATCCGGAGCCCCTCAGGGCGTTGCCTGCTCCATATCTCATAGCATCCGGGCCGTGAGAGAATTCATGGTCCGGTTTATCTGTGGGCTGACCGTTGCGGTCTTTCCCCCAGCAGTAATTCGTGATCTCCACCCAGAACTCTGTGCATCTCGGGTGGACGATGATCTCATAGTTCTGTAGCTTCTGGATGCCGTAAGTCACCGAGTCCCGGCCCTTGATGGCTGACTCAGCTTTTCTCACGCCTTCCTGCCGCAATTCCTTGATGGACTTAGGCTCCGCAGAGTCACAGACTATCGTCTGTCCTCCGTAGCCTCTGCCGATGATCGCTCTGGCGATCTCTTTGTTCGTGACGCCTCGCTGGTACCACTCGTCGAAGACGTAGAGCTTATACTCTTCCGTGTCGATGAGCATGCAGATCAGCGCGTTCGGGTCTGTATAACCGAAGTCCAGACCGAAGGCTGCGATCATTCCGGGCTTCTTCCGGAGCTCGTCAGCATCGAAGTCCTCCATCCGGGTCTTCTCGTAGATCAGGCCCTCCGCGATGCCCCACTCACCTTCACCTTCTATCCGGTACCGGCGCGGGTTCCGGATCCGCATGTCCTCGAAAAGCTCCCGGTCTGCATCATCCAGCCACTCGTTCACCCGCCAGGTCGTTGTCCTGGCGAATACCCGAGGATTATCGGCATCAAAAAACCGTGGCTTCAGCCAGGATGTGGCCGACCACGGATTGAACAGCAATGTTATTTGTTTGAAGTACCCGTCCGGAAGAGAACCTCTGATGGACAGGTCCAGCTTGTTGAAGTCGTCTTCACGGATCTCAAATGCTTCGTCGATGTCTACGAAGCACAGGTACCCTTTGTCGGTATCGATGGACGTCACCTTCGTGCCTTCATCGAGTCCCCGGAAAAGGATCTTCTGTCCTGTCTGCTTCCGGGTGATGCACATCGGGCTGACTGTCCAGTCAAAATTATCGTCGAGCCCCAGGCGGTGTATCGCCCAGAGCGTGTCTGCGTACATGGAATCCCGCAGCGTGTTCTGATATCGTCTCACGCACAGCATATTCGCTTCAGGGTACTGGTAGAGACGATAGATCCGGTTGAGCGCTGCCGTTTTACTCTTCTTGGATCCACGGCTGCCCTTGACTACTCTGTACCTGGTCTTACAGTTCCAGAAGTCCCGGTAGCCCTTGCCGACTATATCCGGCAGGTACAGCTTGACCGGCTTCTTACTCCTCAAGCTCATCAGCTCCAGACAGTATCACCGGAACGGGCTCGGAGATATTGAGCCGGTCGTTGAATATTCCATAAGCCCGGCCGAGAAGTTCGGCCGCTTTGAGCCGTTCCTTCTCGTCCGGATTTTTCATCACGCGGATGGCCTCGGAGCATCCGTCCCCGGTGCCGACGGTCACCACGATCTGAGCTTGGGATTCTCCGCGGACCACAGATGAGAAGTATTCCAGGATCTCCTTCGGAGTCGCAGTCTTTTCGCTCTCTGCTTCCTCGATCAGCTGGTCGATGTACTCCCTCAGCTGCGGCTTATACTTCGATTTTCCCGAGGGTTTTTGTGGGTTGAGCCATTTCGAAGCATATCTCGCAGTCTTCGGTGAATAACCGGCCGAAAGTGCTGCCTTATAAGCATTAGCCCCGTTACGTATGAACTCTTTTGCAAAAGCTATTTCTCGGTCATTCAGACTTTTAGTCATTAGTTATCAACTCCGATCCAACCTCCTCTGCAAACAGAAAACCGCTCATGCCCTGATCCATGAACGGCTCTCTGCAAAATTCTCTAAGAAAGGAGGATGTTGAAGAAAATGCGAAATCTGGTTGAGAGTTTGGTATTTTGCACTTCTTACACGGTACACTATAACACAGAATAATGTGCTTTTGTGTGTCGTCATGTGTCGTCAGGCATTCTCGGTCAGATACTCCAGCTCAAACGCGTGAAGCGCATACCCATGGAGATGCCGGACACGTTCATACGAATAGTGCATCTCGACAGCTATGACCTCCAGGGATTTGTACTCCACATACCTTTTGTGGAGAAGTGCGATATACACGGTATTGTTAAGCCCTTGGATCTCTCCGATGATCTTATTCTTCAGCGTGACGTACTCATCGATAAGGACATCAAGCTCCTCCTCCAGTGATATCAGCTTCTCGACAGATTTCTCGAATGGCGCGGATCCGCTGTGCGATGTCTGGACAGGATCCCCGTCGTATTGGATAGCTGTCACGCCGTCAAAGTTCCTTAATGCGTCTCGCTCTTTGATCCGCTGCTCTATCAACTCGTCAAGTCTTCGGATCTGCTGCAGATATTCTTTAGCCTTGCCCATAGGACATCACTCCTTTCCGATAGTCAATCCTTTCCGATCAGGATCATTATCCCTGCGGCAGCCAGCAGGGCCGATATATAAAGTGCGCTTCTGAATAAGTCGTCCATGCCATACCTCCTGCTCGTTCAACATATCTCGTCCACGTCTCCGGTGCCCGTCACCCTCACGACCACTTTTCCGTTGAGCTCTGAGAACAGCTTCCTGGCTTCAGGATCATGGGCCAGGCGCCTCAGGATGTTCAGGAAGGCCCTTCTGCCTTTCGTTTTGTGTATGGTCTGCAGGATCGTAGTGAACCGGTACTCACAAAACGCCAGCACATCCTGAAGGGCTTTCCGGTACCCCTCGTCATATTTCTGCTGGTGAGTGTCGTCCTGCATCCTCAACTCCAGCGGGCCGTACACCAGCGCTTCGAGTGGTACGTTCAGGGTGTCGGACAGCACCTGCAGGACCCTCACTGTGATGCCGGTGTCATCAGACTCCAGCTTGGAGATATAGCTCTGATTGAGTCCGCACTTCTGTGCCAGTCTCTTCTGGGTCAGGCCGCGCAGCTGCCGGTAATGTTTGACCCATCTGCTCACATCTGCCGTCATGGTCTCATCCCCTTTGTGCTTTTTTCCATCGGGTCTTTTTCCGTCGGGCCTTTTTCCGTCGGACCTTTTTCCATCAGGCTCTTCTCTTTTGGATCCGTTTCCTTCGGCAGCGACCACCGGTATCCGCATACCTTGCATCTGATGCCTACCTGACTGAAGGGTCGCCCAAGAGAATCCGCATGGGCTATCACCTTGAGTTTGAAGCCGGCCAGCCGCAAACACTTGGGACAGGCCATCGGCACATCGTAAACATCATTGATCTTGATTTCTAGCATCTCATCATCTCCTCGCTCATTGGTCATGATTCGTAAGGGTTCTGCAGACCGAAGTCCAGTACTCTCTTTCCGTTATTCGTTATCTGGAAGTAATTGTGGTAGCCGTTGCCCTTATAAAAGCAGTACTCCTTCGGCAGCGTTCTGCCCACGTTCACTTCACCTTCCCTCTCTGCCTGCCATCTCAGAAGGACATCCTGGGCGAGTGCGAAGAGATCGATACCGTGGTCATTCACCGTCGGTGCGCTCTTCCTGTACGCGAACTGGTTGTCCGCTGTGATGATCGCCGGGATGCTTCCCTGGAACCGTCCGCTGTCAAGGCGGTTGAGGATGCACCAGCATATCATTGATAGCTCTCTCTTACTCCCGATGCCTCTCGCCTCGCAATACATTACCTTGGCCATCATGACAGCATCCGTGTAATGGCTCTGCAGGAACTCCGCATCCGCTTCAGCTTTCGCCTGCTGCTGGTAATCGAACTCAGCCCACCAGATCCGGGAAGCTTCCACGATGATGGGGTTGCTCTCCGGAAGCCCGATGGACCGGGCGATGTTTGCCATTTGACTGGCTGCCTTTTGTGTATCCGTCCAGCTGTCGTCCGCATATACCGGAGTGATGGCTGCGGTGATCATCAGGACACTCAGGATAAGTATCAGTATTCGTCGCATTTATTCACCCTCCTAAATCCAGTACTCGCGTCCGACTCTTGTCTTTAGCTGTTCCCTAGTCTCCCCGTAAGAGTTGAGACCGCACTTCGGACAAACGGCGTTCGGCATTACATTGTTAAAATAGTTTGCGTCAGAATAGCCCCATGCCTCAAATTCGTGTCCGCACTTAGGACAGACAAATATAGCTTCGAAGTCATTCCTATGACTATATATAATTTCTTTGATATTCATTTATTCCGCCTCCATGTCGTTTCATTCTTCTTCAACAGGCTCTGTCTTTATTCTTCTTTTGCGGAGAATCTCCCCACAAACAATGCAGTACTGTGCAATACATAAGTAGTCCTCGCTATCAAGAAAGACTTCCGTTTTTGCCTTGTGAATGTGTTGTTTGCCAGATAAAGATTTTGTCATTCGGTTTCCTCCGTTCATCAGTCTCTGATAACTTTTACGACAAGAACTACTACCATCACAGCCAGTGCCGTAAACAGCGTGACAAGATCCGCAACCAAAATGATTTTTAGCACATTAAAGATTATCGTCATCTACAGCCTCCTTGAATTTGATAGTCAATCCATTCTCACACGGCATACTGCCATCAGGTTCAATACCCTTCAGGCGTAGCAGACCCTCGATCAGATACAGAAATCTGCCTTGCGATACAGTCTCATCTTTTCCGGCGTGCTCGATAAGCTCCGACAAAAGCAGCGGGAATACTACACGGTCTCCGATCAGCCTTATCTCAACTGTGGCGTCGGAACGAAGCGTGACAGACAATGTCGTTTCATGCTCGCCATTATCGACCCAATGCTCTAAGGTAAGTTCAAGGGCCTTTGATAATAAGTCCTGTTTTATCAGGTCTTCAGGTCTTTTATTCTTCATAGTTGTTCTCCTCCCATCTGCTTATTGCCTCCAGCACGGCCTTCTTGAATATCTCAATGGCCTCCTCTTTACCCTTCTGGTATTGAAACTCACCATACTTCCGGATAGCTGTCAGGGTCTCAGTGATGGCCTCCGGAACCTCCGGTTCCACTTCTACTTCTTTCGGGACATCAGGTTCCGCTTTTTCCACTTTCGGAACTTCCGGTTCCACTTTTGCATCCACTTTCTCCGGCGTTTCTGTTGTTTCATCTGCCCGGATCATGTCCACCGGAACACCCAGGGCATAGGCGATCTGTTCTGCTGTCGAATCTCTGCAGGTCCCTTTCTTCCGGATACTGCTCAAGGTGAACGTGGATACGGCAGCTTTTTCTGCCAGTTCCCTGGTAGACATCCCGGCGTCATTTCTCAACCTATCGATTTTATAGATATCGACTTTCATCACTCTTCCTCCTTAATGCAGGACTATTTACTGTACGGCTCCGGCGAAGGCATCCAAGCAATCACTTCCGCAACAACTTCCGCAAGCGCTGAATCGCCCCACTTGAGCCACTTGGATGGTCCCATTGTATCGGCGTCTACCAAACGCATACCGTCACCGTCTCCTTTTTTGAATTTAAGCGTCACAATGACCCTCTCTCCCGGATCCGGCAATCCCTCACTGACCGGGGTCCAATTCGGTTCATTGGGGATAAAAGTTAATTCCTTGGCTGTTGCCTCCATCCTTATTACAACCTTCTGTTCAGCACCCGGCACCCCGTTGATAGCGTCAATGTACCATCCGGGATAGTGCAAGTCGTTGGGTTCTCCTGTGATGGCCTTCAGGGCGTCGCCTCTCCAGATAAGATCATCCGGGTTTGTCGTGAAATTACTCACTATGCTTACCTCCTGCCTGATACACAAATTTACTTCCGATAGCCTTCAGGGCTACGGCTCCGACCTGTGCGGCTTCCTCTGCAGCAAATCTGCTCTGGTCGTAGAGGGCCTGCAGCAGCTTCCTGGAATCACCATAATAGTGCTGCATAACTTGCTCTTCTCTGAAGCGCTGTATCAGGTTCCCCATTGCTTCGACTCTTTCCACCAGCTCTCGGAACTCTATGAAAAGTACCCCGAAGGCGTGTTCGCCGTCGGTGAATTCTTTGCTGTGGAATGTCTCCGCGAATAGCTCCCAGCGTTCCACAAGGTCGACCATGTCATCGCTTAATGTGTTCCGGACAGCCAACTCCTCATTCACTACATGTCTCTCATTCATCACGAAGTGCCTCCTTACAAGCGATCTCCCCGCCACATGCCATGTATCCGATGGCATCGACGAAGTTGTCCTCATGGTACCGGATGCCGTTCCGGTCCCTTGCAGCCTTCATGAGTGCCATCATCCAGGCCACATCCTTCGGAGTGATGGTGATGACCTCGCTCCCGAGATATGCTGTCCACAATTCTGCGATGATGCCGAATGTGTCCTCCGGTGCTCCGTACTGGCCCTCCCGGTCGTTGCAAATGATATCTCTCGCCTTATAAAGAAAATCTGCTCTGTTCAATCTACCGCCTCCTAAAGCTTATATGGGCACTGGCCCTTGATGTAGCTCGCTCTCGCAAGCCCGATACTTATCATCGCGTTATACAGCCGGCACTTCCGGAAAGACTTCCCTTCCTCATCCACCGTGCACCGGAACGGACTCTCCGGGTCGGTATTTTGGCAGATCGCCCAGGTCAGGAACTCTGCCATGGTGTACAGGTCATCCTCCCGGACCAACTTCTCAGATGACTGCTTCGCGATCTCCCGGATCGGTGTCACCTGCATGGTAGAAGTGTTAAGGTCTTTCCGCAGCCGGTCCTTCACGTCCGGATCCAGACGGCTGCAGTAACTCGTCATGGCTTTTGTCATGTTCGTTTCGGCTGATCTCAGCCGGCGCTTCTCTTCTGTCGTCAGGTCGTCTGTCGCATCGCAGAACTCCCTGACGGCGCCTCCCTTGATTCCTGCCAGCATGATCATCTCACGCTGGAGTTTTGTCAGATACATTCTTCACTGCCTCCTTCTTTGCTTTCAGTGCTTCCAGTACATAGTTCTGTCCTCGCTCCTTCAAATGCAGGGCCTTCAGAACGATGCCGTCTATGGTCCCCGCGCAGATGAGATGGTGGACGATGACCGGATGCTTCTGCCCCTGCCGGTGCAGTCGCTTGTTCGCCTGCAGGTACTGTTCATAACTCCATGTCAATCCGAACCAGATGATATGATGCCCTCCCTGCTGGAGGTTGAGTCCGTAGCCGGCAGACGCGGGATGCGCCAGCAGGTACTTGATCTTTCCGGCGTTCCAGTCTCTGATATCGGCTTCGGTCTTCAGCTCCCGCACGTCTCCTCCCAAAGCCTTCTTCAGCCGGTCAAGGTCATGCCGGAAGCTGTAGTAGATCACCGCATGCTGATCACCCAGCTTCTCCAGAAGTTCCTGCAGCATCTCCAGCTTCTCATCGTGGAGTTCGTGGTAGACCCCGTCCTCGTCGTAGACAGCGCCGTTGGATATCTGCAGCAGCTTGTTCGTCAGGGCCGCTGCGGAAAAGGCCGTTATCTCGGCATCGTCAGAAGTTTCAAGGATCATCTGCCTTTCCATCTCGTCGTACAGCTTCTGCGACGGATCCGTCAGGGCCACGCTCACATTGTCATATATCAGATCCGGCAGCTGCAGGTAGTCATCTGCGCTCATATGTACGCAGATATCGGATATCTTCTTAAGCACCGCATCAGCCGCTCCCGGCTTCGCGATCCATTCGAAGACGATCTGCTGGTTCCTCCGGCCGGGTTCGAAATACCGCTCTCTGAATCCGCTGTATCTTCTCCCCAGACGCTCTCCCTGATCCAGCAGGTAGATCTGCGCCCACAGGTCCAGTAACCCATTCGGGGAAGGCGTCCCCGTCAGCTCCACGATCCTGTCGATATAAGGTCTCGCTTTTGCCAGGGCTTTCACCCTCTGGGCCTTCGGGTTCTTGAAGCCGGAAGACTCATCGATGACCACCATGTCGAAGGGCCAGGTCTCATCAAGCGGCCCCTGCTTCCGGAAGTAGTCCGTCAGCCATTTGACATTCTCGCGGTTTATCAGATAGATATCAGCGTCAAGGTCAAGTGCATCCCGTCTCTGCTTGGCTGTGCCTAAAACCTTAGAGAATGTTAAGTTTTTCGTCTGGATCCATGAAGTTGCTTCCGTTGTCCATGTGGCCTCAGCCACCTTCTTCGGTGCGATCACCAGGACCTTGGATACCGACAGTTGCTCATACTTAAGCTCCCGGATGGCCATCAGCGTGATGATGGTCTTCCCCAGACCGCAGTCCAGGAACAGCGCCGTGGACTCGGACGATATGATCTTGTCGATGCATCTCTGCTGGTACTGGTACGGATTGAATTTATGCGTCGCCATAAAGCACCTCTATCCTTCTCGCTGTCTTCGGGAATCCCATCTCACTGAAGAATCTCACGATACCGGGGATACCGACGGACAGATACACCGTCTGCCCCAGATCCCGCAGCCTTCTCATCTGGATCAGCTGCTGTTTGGTCGGCCGGCCTCCTTTCGCTTTCAGCTCCACGAAGGCCACCCTGCCATCTGCGAAGATCACGATCCTGTCCGGCACACCGTTGTTGCCTGGGCTCACGAACTTGTACGCCCGGCCTCCGAGATTCTTCACTTCCCTGACCAGTATCTGTTCGATGTCCCGCTCTCTCATTTCTCGTCAGACTCCGTGTACGCTACCATTACTGTCGTGAATCCTTCGGCATCATCCCAGGCTTCGACTTTGATTACTTCAATCGATTCAATAAAATCATTCACTGCCTTCTCTAATCTGGTTAAACTTAAGTCGCTGAAAAACTTGATCTTCATGCTGCTCTCCTTTCTGCAATGTTGACAACGCGCGCACACGCGTTATATAACCCCTGTACGTACGTGTATTTCACGGGATTCACATATATATACACGCTTTTTATTTCAGTTAGATATTTTTTTGTCATCATTGTCAACATATATAGAAAACCATTGAAATCTCAATGTTTTTGGCGCTGACATTCATGTTGACATTGATGTTGACAACCGCTGACTTTCCATTTTTTGCAAAATGCTTTTTGTTGACATTCTCCGAAGCATTTCAAAGAATGTCAACGCTATTTCGGGAGAATGTCAACGCACAATGTCAACACATTTAGCGTGTTTATCAATGCGATTAACGTGTTTTTAACGTGTTGAATCTGTTAAAAACTCACTGTCAATGCGCTTGAATCCTCTAACACTTTTACCGAATCGGCCGAACCTTCCTCTCATCGGCTCCCAGCCGTCCATCCCCATCATCACCGTGTTGATCCTGTGGCTGATGTCCTTTCGAAGGTATTTCGGCTCACCCCCCAGTGCGTACTCCCAGATCTCCATGGGGCACACCCTGTCTCTTCTGATCGCTTCAGTGTCTTCTGCGATTCCCAGTTCTTTATATGCCTGGGCCTCCCCTGATGTCATGGTGTACCAGTTTGCCGGTATCGGCTTCTCCAGATAATTCTCGATGATGCCGACCCAGGGTGATTCTTCCTTATGTGCCTTCTGCATCTCTCTTGCATAGGCCTCTGTCTCAGCATCCAGGAACAGGTCCTCAATACCGAACTGCGCGCACATGAATGCTTCGGCCCATATCTGGTCTATCTCGTTCGGAAGGTCTCTGAAAACCGATTTCGTGGGCTTCTGGGCGTGTACATCGACAGGCCAGAACCTTCTGTCTCCGGTAGCATCTTTAAGGAACGCGCTGTCGTTCGTGGTCCCGAACAGTACGCATCGTCTCGGGTGCTTCAGGGTTCTCCGTCCGTAGGCAGGTCTGAAGTCGTCATATTCCTTAGATAAGAACATCTTGACCGCGTTGGTCTCCGACTTGTTGAGGGCCTGCAGCTCCGGTACCTCCACGATCCACTTGCCCTGGACACATTCCGCTGCCTCCTTGCCTTCGAAGGTGGTCATGGAATCGGAGAACCACTGTCTGCCGAGGAGTCGCAGGAATGTAGACTTCCCGACGCCCTGAGGTCCGCTGAGGATGATCATATAGTCGAATTTGACCTCGTCCTTCAGGATCCGCATGCAGGCCGCCAGAAGAGACTTCCTGAATACCTGCCGGGTGTATGGGGTGTCCTCCGCTCCCAGATAATCGATGAGAGCCGTGTCCAATCTCTTGACTCCATCCCACTCGAGAGAGCTGAGATAGGCCTCCACGTCGTTGTACTTGTGCCTGTCAGCCACGATCAGCAGCGCCTGTTCGACCTTCTCTTTTCCGGAGAGATGCCAGGTCTTCTCCATGTAATGGTAGAGGTTCGCAGAGTCAGTGTCGTTCCAGCTCCGTATATGAGTGAAGTCCTCATCCCAGGGCAGCTTCCCGACTACGTTCAGTCTGTTCGCGAAAGTGTCGTTCCCGAACCGGCCTTTCAGTTCTTCATCGTGGTCCATATAGAGGACCATGTTGTTGAGCGTGTTGGCCAGTGCGCCCTGCGCTGTGTAGTCCAGCTGTTCGGACCAGTTGTCGTCCGTTTCCGGCACCTCTTCGGAGAAAGCCCTGGTGGCTGCCTGTCTGGCCTCCTGAGCTCTCCTCTCTACGACTTTTGAATCCTTGTTGGCCATCTCTGCCATGGAGCGGTAGGACGGCAGCCTGGAGGCCGCTGTGCCCGGCTGGGCCTTCGCATCCTGGCTTCCGAAGAGATGCAGCCTTACAAGATCCCATGCGTTGACGAGCTGGCCGGAGGTCGGGTCTGTAGCGTGATGGGAATATAAGAACTTACCATCGTATATGATCGCGCCGTTCGATGTGGACCCGCCGGTATAGGTCAGTCTGTCCGGCTTGTCGGTATCGGTGTAGGCCTCCGGGATGAACTCCTCGATGGCCGACCTGATATCATAAGCCCGGCAGAACTGACCCACGATGCCCTTCTTCGTGAGAGGGTCTTCCTGCTTCTTCAGCTGACGCTGTACCTTCTCTCCCTCGCTTAACATCGTCGGCCATGAGCTGATATCTGCCCAGTCCTTATATGTCGCCAGGACTTCATCAGCATATACCGGGTCTCCGGAGATAGTCTCGAAGACGTACTCTCCGTCAGCGGAACAGGACGGCCAGAACATGAGCCTGTTGCCCTCGAATGTGGTCGGGTCGCAGTAGTCCAGTCCGATCTCGGACGCCAGACGTCTCGCGATGGGTTCATACTCTGCAGGGCTGCAGGGTCTCGCCAGCGGCCAGATGACTCTGAGCCTCGGTGCCTGAGGGCGGTGCTTCCGGGTGGAATAAATGACCGCCTCATGCCCCAGCTTTGCTACCGCGTCGATGATCTCCTGGGTCTTTCCGGAGGGTATCCGGTCCAGATCCAGCGTGATCAGGCTGCGGTCTCTCAGATCTGAGAGCTTCCGCTGGCCTCCGGAGAAGGTCCCGCCGACGAACCCGCCGACGTCCTTCGCGTCATCCTGCTGGGCCTTCGACCACTTGAGATAGGTCTCCAGCGTCTCTCTGCCCCGCTCCGGGTCCTTCAGTGCATCGCAGAACTGATCCCATGTATAAGCCACCTTCGGCCAGGAGAGAGAAGTCCTGGAGCGTGCCGCTGATATATAGAATGTTTGTTCCACTGTCTCCCTCCTAATCTTTCATGTAATACTTTGACTCGAATCCGGCGCCCTTCAGGATGAGCCCCGGTGCCCACGGTATGGGCTGAGCGAATATTTCGTTCACTTCGTCCAGACTGCCGTCCGGACCGGCGTCGATGACGATCTCGTCGTGGATGTGCATCACCGGCTGATAATGCGCCAGGGTGACCCTGTGGAGCGCGTATGCTAGGCAATCTCTCGCGATGGCCTGCACCACGTTCTCCGTCAGCTTCCCTCCATAGGTCTCTTCCTTCTGCCACTTCCTCGTAGTCTGGTTCAGACCGTAGTAGACGATATGTTGATCCTCGACATCCGGTCTCACATAGAAGAGTTTCCGTCTGGATGGGAGCTTGATGGTGAATACCGGCTGTCTTCCCTGTTCCAGTTCAAACAGCAGCCACTTGTTGGGCTTGTAGGTCCTTCCGGAGATGATGGTAGCTTTCGCTGCCTGCTCCATATCCCACCAGAGTTTCATGATGTGCGGGTTCGCACGTCTCCACATATCGACCAGCGGCTGCAGTTCCTCCTCAGGGATCCCCATCTCAAGAGCACCCATGGTCTTCAGTGCACCCACACCGCCCTGGTATCCGAGGGCCAGTGTTGCGACCTTGCCCTTCTGTCTGAGCTCATACTCGGGGTTTCCCTTGACGATGCGATCCGGATCCACGCCGAACATCTGCCCGGCCGTGGCCTCGTAGATCTTGCCGGTTGTGGCGAACACCTTGTTCACCCACTCCTCTCCGGCCAGCCAGGCGATCACACGCGCCTCGATAGCGGAGAAGTCACTGACGATGAATTTGTTCCCTTCTGAAGGTATGAACGCTGTCCTGATGAGCTGTGAGAGTGTGTCGGGCACGTTCCCGTAGATCATCTGCACTGCATCGTAATCCTTCTGCTTCACCAGTTCCCTGGCTTCGTTCAGAGAGGACAGATGGTTCCTTGCGAGGTTCTGTACCTGTACCAGACGTCCGGCCCATCTTCCGGAGCGGTTCGCACCGTAAAACTGCAGGACGCCTCTGATCCGGTTGTCCGGACCCATGGCTTCGGCCATCGCCTTGTACTTGGAGACCGATGTCTTCCCCAGCTGCTGCCGGAGTTCCAGCGCCTCCACTACCTCAGATGAATATTTCCCGGAGGAGATCATCTCGGATACGGTGGCCTTCTGGATGTTGGGGATGTCTTCCCCTGTCTTTTCCCTGAGCCATCCGAGGAGCTGCGCTGTGGACTTGGGATTCTCCAGACCGGTGATCTCTTTGGCTCTTGCCATCAGATGTTCGGTGCTGACCTCGTCGATGGCCAGCGCCCCGTCGATGAGCTCCGGATCCACCGCGATGCCGTAAGCATTCATCTGGATATCCTTCTGCCAGAGCATCTGCTCGAAGTCCGGCATCGGTGGAAGCTGGCTCAGTTCCTTCAGGATCGTGTATTCGGTCATAACATCCTGTCGGTTGTATTCCTTGAACAGTTCCCACTTGTCCGGATCATGCTGCGGAAGGTTCCACATCCTCCCTCCGTTGCTCTTCGTCGGCTTGCAGGGTACGCAGAAGTACCGGATCAGCGCTTTGCCGGTGGCCAGCTTCTTCTGGTCGTCTCCCAGCTGGAGCGCCTCTCCTGCAGCCTCCAGTGATGCCGGGTAGCCGTGGTACAGAGAGTTGATCATGGTGCACTGCCACTGCTCGATATACGTCCGGTAGCCTGCCTGATTCAGACACCACCACTCGAAGGCTGCGTTCCATGCGTGCTTCGTGACGTTCGGGTCCTGAAGAGCGACTATGATCTCTCCCGGTATCTCTTCCCCGCTTGCAAGGTCCACGACCTCTACGTCGCCGTTATCGACCTTATACGCGAAGAGGAGGATCTCAAAATCCTCGCTCTGGGCGTATCTGTACGCTCCGGCTTTTCCGATATCTACGCTGGAGCGTGTTTCTATGTCTATGCTGAGGTGCAGCATCATTACACCTCCTAGAAAATGTTGACGTCGTCTTCATCCTCGAATCCGTCGCCGAAGGCTGCTGCAGCAGACAGTGCGCCACCGCCGAGGCTCTCTCCGTCTCTTAATTTCTGCACCGGGCCCAGACCGCATCCGATGCCCTTTTTACCGGCGTAGCTGTACGGATAAAAGTTTACGTTCACTCTTCCGTACATCCCGGAGTAGATCTCAGACGGATCCAGGATAGCCTGCATGTTCGCGTCTACGATCTCCGGCTTGAAATCTTCCTTTGCGGATGCCGTGAACACCCAATGACCTTTGCATTCCGGACCGAACTCTTCGCCGTTGGGTCTCACGCCGTCGCCGTCGTATACCGGTGTCGGCAGGACCTTCGGTGCCTGACCGTTCCACTTATCGGAAAGTCCTCTCTGCTTCGCTGCCTCGATGGCTGCGTCGATAGCCTTCTTTGTCTTCACGTCAGACTTCGGTACCAGGATAGTAGCGGAGTACTTCTCTTCCGCTCCCGGGGTATAAGCATAGGGCTTTGTTAAGTGTACGAAGCTGAATCTAACGGTTCCTGTGGTTACATTTGTTCTTTCTGCCATTTGAGTTTTCCTCCTTAATATTTCACTTAATATTTCAATACTTTTATTTTTTCTACTTGAACGCTTCTTCAGCGCTTACTACGTTTGTGATGGCCTCCCTCTTATCTGACTCTTCGACCAGAGTCGGCTTTCCGGAAGGCTTGACTACGTGGGCACCGGCCAGCTCCTCGAAGGTCTTCTTCCCGAGCGCCTTCTCGATCTTGGCCAGTGTCAGCGGCTTCCTCTCGTAGAGGATCGCTTCTTCCACACCGGCTTTGATGAGGTCGGCTATAGCTGCGTCCGGATCATCGAAGGCTCTGAGGGACCGGCCTTCTACTGCTTTGTATCCCTTGACCGGTCTTCCTGCCAGGCACTCCGTGAGCGCCAGGTCCTTCAGATCTGACAGCCATGCGGCCACGTCTTCTCCGGTCTTCAGATACTCTCCGATCTCCTCGTTCGTGAGGAGCGCTTTGTCCTTGTCCAGGGCGAATGCCAGCTGGACGTTCTTCTCAGCCCTCGCTTTGCATCTGGCCTTTGCCCGGCAGAACCGGCACCAGTCACCCGGATTGAGTTCTCCCGCTCCGGCCATGGCTTCGGCAGCCTTTTCCTTGACTACCTGTCCAAAAGCCAGCAGGGCGTCGATTGGGGCCTCCCAGGAGACGATATGATCGATACGGGGCTGACAGATGACCATCTCGACTTCTTCTATTTCATAGATGTCCTTGTAGGCCTCGTAGGCCCCCAGTGCGTAGAGCATCAGCTGAGGATTCGCTACGGCTTCCACCTTGACGCCCTTCCCGTACTTGAAGTCCACCACGATCATCGTCTTATTCCCGATCAGGACGCAGTCTGCAGTCCCGAAGCCGTCCGGCACATACTCAGTGAGGTCGAGCCTCTGCTCCACGGCTATAAACGGCTTTGAGTCGAATGTCCGGATAAGGTCCTGGATGAGCTCCTTGTAGGTGTTCGTGTGCTCGTCCATCTCCGGCTGGTAAAGAGGATCTTTTTTCAGTTTCGTCCATCTCTTACCGAAGAGTTTGGCTTCACAGATCTCATGGGCCAGAGTCCCTTCTTTCGCCGCTTCGGATGTGGTATCCGGAAACTGGTCTTCCAGCAGCGCGGATGGTGTGCAGTTCAGCCATCTGTGGGCCCCTGATGCACTCAGGAGCGCATGGGCTCTTGCGCTGTGATTGCTCATACCTCTCCTCCCAGCTCCTTCAGGAATCCGGCGAAGTCAGCGTAGTGATTCGTAGGCAGGTCTCTCATCACTTCAGCACCGTACTCCCTGAGCTTAGCCTTCAGCGGCTTACCCAGGGCCTTATCCTTAGTCAGAAGGGAAGCAGCCACTCTCTGGAGTTCATCCAGTGAGTATGTGATCTCTTCTTCCGCAGGCTCTTCCGTGGGATATTTGTCCCTACGATCTTCCGGTACCTCATCCTGTACCTCATCCTGTGCCGGCTCTTCTGTCGGTACTTCCAACACCGGGCCGTTTTCGTCGTGGATCTGTACGATATCGATACCCTTCCCTCTTACGAATGCCAGGAATTCCTCCAGGTCTTTGAATTCTGCTTTGATCTTCATATGTTATCCTCCTATCTCTTGCCATTTGGCCCATCGAATTGTATACTGTACATGTAATCAAATTTTCGCTGATCTTCAGCGACCTGCCGCCGTGCCCTGGCGGCTTTTTTCATGCGCAGGATCTCTTCCTGTCTCCGGCGCTGGTTCGCATAGTACCGCCGGACCATGCTGTCATATTCTTTCCCTGCCAGGAACCCTGTCACCAGGATCAGGATCCCTGCAAATACCAAACCTAAATACATCTTATTTCTCCCTTCCTATGGTTTCGTTGTACAGGTCGAACAGCTGCCTGGAGTAATGGATCGCCAGCCCATTCTCCCCTCTGAGGAGTGCCAGCGTCTCCGCTATCATGAGGAACTCTTTGTGCTGTTCGTTTGGTTCGTCATTCCATGTGTATGGGTCTCCCCACAACTCATTCTTTCTTTTCTGGAGTTCTTCTTCCGAAGCTCTCCGGATCTCTTCCTTCGTCAAGCTCTCACCTCCCCACTGATGATATCGTCCAGGCTTACTCCGAATTCCTGCCGGAAAGGTTCCGGCCTGATGAAGTAGCTGAAGTTCCGGCTGCCATCCGGCTTCATGCACACGGCCCAGTCGAATAGCCCATGCTGGATGCAGCCTCTAATGTTTGTTGGGCTCGAATAGAGAGCCTTGCAAACATAACTCATTACTTTCGGGTGGATCATTTTCGGCCCTCCTTTTTATCCTTCCAGGAACACACCGGACAGGTATAACCTTTGCTGGTGTCCCGCAGGATGGATACGTTCCACTTCTTACCGCATTTCTTGCACTTTTCTACTTTGTGGGTCATCCTACTCACTCTCCTGAAGTTTCAGTGCTGCGATCTGAGCGTTCAGGTCGTTCACTCTCTTC